TCGTTCCTAAAACTAAAGCTGGAGTTATTCAGGCAGCAGTTGATATGCTGAAGGCCGCTAGAAAAGAAGATGCGCAAAAAATCTTTGCTAAAATGGCGAAAGTTGATGAATCTGAAGAAACTACTCAAACTGAAAATGACCTTAAGGCGAAAGCTAAAGTAGAGGCCGTTGATTTTGAGGAAGATTTGGATGCAGTAATCGCTGAAGAAGCAACTTTATCTGATGGATTTCGTGGCAAAGCTGGTGCAATTTTTGAAGCTGTACTTACTAGTAAGTTGGCTCATGAAGTTGAAAGGCTTGAAACAGAATACGCGCAGAATCTTGAAGAAGAAATTTCTGATGTTAAAGGCGATTTGGTCGAGAAAGTTGATTCTTACTTGAGCTATGTTGTCACTAACTGGATGGATCAAAATAAAGTTGCAGTGACGGAAGGTCTTAGGACTGAACTTGCTGAAGAGTTTATAACTTCTTTACAATCAGTGTTCAAAGAACATTATATCGATGTTCCAGAAAGTAAGGTAGATATTGTAGAAGAATTAGCTGCAACAGTTACTGAGCTAGAAGAAACATTAAACAAAACCACAGGAGATAATATTAAACTACACGAATCAGTTCAAACTTTAGAAAGAGCTGATGTAGTAAGAGAACAATCTTCCGGGCTTGCAGACACAGAAGCTGAGAAATTATGCACTTTGGTAGAAGATATTGAATTCGATAACAGAGATAACTTTGAAATGAAAGTTAAAGTTGTTAAAGAATCATACTTCGCTAAAGACGTTAGTGACTCAACTGATGAAGTATCAAGCGTAGCAGGAACTGATCAAGCCCCGGCTGATGTTAGTGACGTTATGTCTAGATACACTCAAGCAATATCCAAATTTAACAAGTAATATAATAGAATCTAATGGGGGAAACAAACAATGTTTAACGCAGATTCAAATTTAATGGAAAAATGGGCTCCAGTACTAGAACACTCAGATGTACCTAGTATTACTGACAAGCACAAGAAAGCTACTGTAGCTAGATTGTTGGAGAACCAAGAGCAAGCTTTGAGAGAAGATGCTCAAAATATAGGCGGAAACTTCATTTCTGAAGCAGCCGCTGCAAATAACCAAGCTGGTAGCGACATCGCTACTTTTGATCCAGTTCTTATCTCTTTGGTAAGACGTGCAATGCCTAACCTAATCGCTTATGATATCGCTGGTGTACAACCAATGACTGGTCCTACTGGACTTATCTTTGCAATGAAGTCTCGCTATAGCACACAGGACGGAGCAGAAGCACTTCACGGTGAAGCTGATACCGATGTCTCTGGTACTGGTACACACGAAGCCGGTCCTACTGGTCTAGAAGGTGTTACTGATGCAACTGGTTCTAACAGCTCTTTAGCTGATGAAGATACTAACATCACTTCCGGTACTGCTATGTCCACAGACGATGCAGAGCGTTTGGGTGTTGGTGCTTCGGGTGACGGAGCTTTCGGTGAAATGGCATTCTCAATTGAGAAAGCTACTGTAACTGCTAAGTCAAGAGCTCTTAAGGCTGAGTACACTATGGAATTGGCACAAGACTTGAAGGCTATTCACGGTCTTGATGCAGAAGCAGAACTTGCTAATATTCTTTCTTCTGAAATCCTTGCGGAAATCAACAGAGAGTTGATTAGAACTGTTTATGCAAAAGCTAATCTTGGTGCTCTTCAGGCTAACGTTGCACTGAAAGGTGTATTTAACGTGAACTCTGACTCCGATGGTCGCTGGATGGCTGAGAAATTCAAGGGTCTTATCATGCAGATCGAAAGAGAAGCCAACAAGATTGCTATTGACACAAGACGTGGCAAAGGTAACTTTGTTCTTGTTTCATCTGACGTAGCTTCTGCTCTTGCAGCTGCTGGTGTTATGGACTATGCTCCTGCTCTTGCAACTGGCTTGTCTGTAGATGATACTGGTAATACTTTTGCTGGTACTCTTAACGGTCGTCTGAAAGTATATGTTGATCCATATGCTAATGGTGATTTCGCGTGTGTTGGTTACAGAGGTGCTAACCCATACGATGCTGGTCTATTCTACTGCCCATACGTACCTTTAACTATGGTTAAAGCCGTTGGTGAGAATGACTTCCAGCCAAGAATCGGTTTCAAGACTAGATATGGCTTGCAACAGAATCCATTCGTAGGTACTGCGGCTGGTGCGGGTACTAACCGTGCTAACCCATACTTCCGAATCTTTAGAGTTGACGACATCATGGTTTAAACCTGATTCGTTAATTACGATTCTACTAAAGGGGTCCTCTTTGAGGGCCCTTTTTTTATTTGTATAAATAATAAGTATAAAGATTAAGGGTATAAATAGTAATATGAATGCATTAACAACAAATAAAAACTTTTTAAGTCCTGTGGGTTTTCAATTCAATGTTGATGCTCAAGAGTTTCCTAATGTAGAATATTTCTGTACTGCGGTAACTCTGCCGGGTGTCACATTAGCTGAATCAACTGTTCCTTATAGGGGTGTTAATGTCGCTATGACAGGTGATCGGTTATCCTTTGATGAATTGTCTATACGGTTTAATGTAACCGAAGATATGGATAATTATATAGAAATGTTTAATTGGATGCATAATATCATTAATGATGCTCAGGGCGAATCTTATAAGTTTGATGCTACATTATCTATTCTAACCTCACATAACAATGTCAGTAAAGAAATTACATTCAGAGATTGTTTTCCAACGTCTCTATCAGCTTTGGAATTTTCAACACAACAAACAGAAATTGAATATCTGCAGGCCGATGCTTCATTTAAATATACCTATTACGAAATAAAATGAAACGATTTAAACAACATTTAACTGAAGCTCCAACAGGGGATTGTTTTCCTACTGCCGGCAGATATATGCTGGATATGAATGATGATATGGAAAGGGCTGGTATTAGAATGGTTCATGCACTTGTTCGTGGAGTAGATGGTACGAAAATGGAGGGTAGACGATTCGGTCATGCATTTCTTAGACTTGGTGATGTTATTATTGATAATAGTAACGGGAAAAATCATGTTGGTCGAAAAGAAGGGTATTATAAAGCAGGACAAATTAACCCTAAAGAAAGAGGTGCATATGTAGAGTATGATAAAGAAGAAACTTTAATTAAAATGGCTCGTAATAAACATTGGGGCCCTTGGGATTTAAATGAAAAATTAGAGGAAGACATTCCTGACGAACCCAGTGAAATTGGTAAAAAAAGAGTAAAAATTTCTTCTGTAGAGTTAAAGAGTTTTAAATAAAGGGTTTACTTTTGTCTAAATTTGTAGTATAATAGTACTTAAAACAGATTAATTTTAAACCAGTGAGATTACATTATGAATAACTTAGAAAAAATATTAGAAATGTGGAAAGAGGATTCCATCATAGATGAAATGAAACTTGATGAATCTTCCCGCGATTCTGCCAAACTCCACTCCAAATATTTAGAAATATATAGTGTCAATAAAATAAAGTTGAAGAAACTTGAACTTGACTTTAAAGTAATACTTAGAGATAAATTTATGCATTACAATGGTAAACTATCTAAAGAAGTAATGGATGAGAAAGGATGGGAATATGATCCACTTAATGGTCTTACAGTCTTAAAGGGCGACATGGATAAATGGTATAATGCAGATCCAATAGTTCAATCACATCAAGCTAAGATGGCTTATCAGAAGGAATTATGTGATACTCTTAAAGAAATTATGGAGAATATCAAGTGGCGGCATCAGAATATCAAAAACATGATTGACTGGCACAAATTTACAAGTGGAATTTAAAATATACGAACATAGGTATACATTCGAAGGCCAGTTTGCATATGCAGCAAATATGATTAGACACTCATTAGAAATGATGGGACACACCGAAGGCGATAATCCCGAACTGCACATATATAATCATACTTGTAGAGACCTAGAACCTGATATGCCAGAGAATAGTCTTATATTCAAGCCAACGGCACCTACAAGTCAACACTTTCAGATAGATAGAAATGGATATGCAAATAGTTCTGATATGGCGTTTATAGACCCCACGGTCATTAGTGATTGGAGAAGCTACGATAATTCAGAAATTAATGAAATAAAATCTCTAATTTTAAGAAGAGCTAATAAGTGGGATCACTCAATTGTCATTAATGGCTGGAATGAGGTTGAAGACCTGAAAGATGAACATATACTTGTTATCGGCCAGATGCCAGATGATGAGACTGTTAATGGATTTGGTTGGCCTGGCCACATACAGAGAATAGATAGAATACTT